AATTAGTCCTCGCACACTTGGTGGATGCTCTCCAGCAGGTAGAGGGCGTGAGGATTCCGCACATTATCCTCGCTGAAAGCAAATGGATTGACGCGGGAGTAAACGATTACGGAGGTTATGAGACCATAGAAGTAAAGAAAATCCCTGTTTCGGGGTATTTTAAAATAGAGAATTTCAATAATATAGAGTATGTGGTTTAATCTGGACATTCCAAAATTGACAAACCTTTTAACTCCGACCTTTCTCCGTAGGGAAAAACTCTCGGCGTGGCTTCGGGCGCTTCATTATCCTTTGATAAAGATAGCCGATGATTTCAATGTGAATAGGAATGCCAATCTCTACAATCTCGCCCACAATGGGCAGGTGTGCTACCTCCGCGCTGCACTTAATGACAAATTTGATATTTCATTAAGGCGGATAAAAATAGCAGAAGGAAACCGCTACAAAAGAGAGTATATCTACACAGACGGTGAGAAAAAACCGAAGTATTTAGGTGTGATGTATCTTCGGGATGATGCAGACTATGGCGATACGGGAGTAGATTTTATCGTGCTGGTTCCTGCAGAACTGCAGTATAATGATTACGAAATGCGCTACATCATTGACTTTTACAAGTTGGCTTCAAAAAGATACAAAATAGAAACTTATTAAAATGAAAACAGACATTATAGCAGTATGAATAAATTAAATTTCAATCAGACGGGAGGATTCCCAATGTCTACTAACATATTGGATGCGGTGCAGACGGCTTACACACTGTTTAATCACTTGGGAAGCCTCGCGGGAGAACTGGTCATCATTTCGGGCTGTGTCATTACAGGAAATACAGTGAGCGATGGTGCGGTATACATTAACGGCGAACTTTTAGAGTTCAAAGGCGGAAGCATTTCAACTAATGTTATTATCAAGGAAGAGACAGAAAGCAGAGTATTTGAAGATGGAGCAACGAAGCCAGTTATCTACAAAAGATACGCAGTGTTCGGAAGTTCCACGCCAGAAAAGACTTTTAAATGGGAGGACTTTAAGCGTGTAGATAATCTGCTGAATTTAACAGAGAAAAAAGCAGAGAAAACAGAATTAGATAAATCTATCAAGAGGATAGAAAAACTGGAGGAACAAAAGCCAATGATAGGAGAAATAAAGCAAGGGATATTTGATTTAGAAAATCTCCCGCCTGGTTGGTTTTTATGCGATGGACAAAACGGAACTCCTGATTTAAGAGGGTATTTCCTCAGAGGGAAGACTGATGAGAGGGCATTAGGGAGTTTCCAGGAAGATGCTCAACAGAAGATAACAGGGCGATTTTCGTCCTTTAACCGAGACTGGCGGGGAGGCTCTCCTAATGGAGCCTTTGGGTTTGAAGGGCATTTTAATGCTGAATTAAAAAGCGGAGGAAATGATGCATGGGGCTTTAACTATAATTTTGACAGCTCCCGTCAAGTCCGTACCGCAGAGGAAAACAGACCGAAGAACTATGCTGTGCACTTTATCATTTATTTAGGAGAAAATTAAACTTAATATCATGGCACAAACAACGATAAATATAATAAAAAATTGGTTTAAAACAGGTTCAAAACCCACACAAGACCAATTTTGGAGCTGGATAGATTCCTATTGGCACAAAGATGAGATAATACCACAGGAAAGCATTCAAAACCTTAGCACCACACTTTCCAGCAAGGCGGATGCTGACCAATTAGCCAATAAAGCCAATGCAGATGCTACAGGACTAACACAGGAAAATATTAATGCTTGGAACACTAAATTAAAAACACTCTCCGATGCGCCGCGTGATAATAAACAATACGCCCGGAAAAACGGAGTATGGGAGGTAATAACTATAAGCGGAGGAGGTGGCGGCAACAATGTAACACTTCCCGATAATATCGCTACAATCGATAAAAATGGAGAGGTTGGTAACGCCTACGCAAAGGCTACGGAAACGATTACTAATACTGATGCCGATTACAAATATGTAGTGATAACCAATGATGCTGGCGGAACAAAGAAAATGCAAGTTACTGGACTTGGTAGCAATGTAGCAAATAGCTCACTTACCTCGGTAAATGGTGCTGGGCTTACTCTTGGCGCTAATTGGTTCATTGATACAGCAGGATTTTATTATTCTATCAAGGGGCTTTCTGATAAGTCAGCTGATGATAGTTTTGATAGATTCCTTGTTCAAGATGCCGATGGTAAGGTGGAGCAATTCCTACTGAACAAGCTATTTAGCAGGGCTTACGATTTGGAAAACAAAGTGAATGATAAAGGATTCATTGGTTATATAATGTATAATCCTACAACGAAACAGATAGCGTTTTCAGACACTGCGAAGATTTCCACTACATTCAATGTTCCTGCAACTATCAATGTGACCGTGAAGAATACTTTATCCAGTATCAACGCTACAGCACCAGCAGGACAGCAGATTTCCCAAGATTTGAAAAACACCATAGAGAAAATAAAACACCTGGAAGATATAGGATTCACAACTGTTCTTGCTTCTGAAATGGTTATAAGAACATTGGATAGAAGCAGATTCCCACAGGCGCTGATAACCAAGAATTATCAATTACCTACGCCTTTCACTTTAAGCGATGGAATGATTGTGGGAATTAAAAGTACCGATTATTACCCTGCTGAATTTAGAAATAATGCCTATATGGCAGCGCATGAGGGCGAGGGCTTTTATTCTGTAGGAATAAACAAGGAATTACCTACGGATAAAAACTGGGTATTTAAATTTAGAATTTACAACAGCCCAAATGTTTTTAGGCCTAATAGTGCGATAGGTTCTATTCACTTTTCTAACACATTAGAAGAATCACCAAAAGTTGATTTAGCTAATGATTTAGTAATGGATTTTAAATGGTCAGTAGAAAATGTGATTGTTAATAGTAGGGTGTCATCACACATTCAAATTAACGAAACAGATGGATTTTCTGATGTTTACTTGATAAAAGAAGGTAGTCTAATAACAATCTTTACTATGATGAGAAATACAGGAAGGATAAATATGGTAACATGTTCAGCTCAAAGCACGGACAAATACATCCATTTTGTGACTCCGCTTACAAGTGTATTTATTCCTGACTTCGTGATAAAAGACATAAGTTATAACATTCAATAAAACAATACAATATGAACGAAAATTTAATGATACCGAAACAGGTGCAGGGTATTTTAGATGAAGTAGAAAACACTCCGCTTTATCTTGCAGAGTTACCAATGGAAGCACATCCGAAACTCCCACAATTTAACCGATTTATCCGAGTGATTAACTTGGATGCAAAGAGCGAACACGAATTTATAATGTTTGGATATAAGCAGATTTTAAAGGATAAGGATACAGGCGAGGAAATCAATATCCAACTGCCTACGCCTGAATGGGTGGTTTATAAGGACACTTGGAGTTACCTGCGAGGAACGAAGAATGAGCTAATCAGTGTTCCTGTAAAAGATGAAGAGAGTAAGCCTACGGCAGAAACACAGCCTGTAAAGGTCGGCAGTTACAAGTATATGCTTTGGCTGATGAAGAATAACAGAGCGACTCTATTGCAGTTAATCCAAGGGTATTTGGCTGATTTCGTGAGAACGAAAAACGAGGAATTAGATAAATTATGAAAAGCATAGGAAAGTTTATCGGTGGGCTGTTTCTGTTCCTTATAGCGTGGGCGCTGTTTCTTCCTTTGTCGCTACTGAATTTCTTGGCTGTGGCTTTCAAGTTCAAGGATTTAGGTTATTTTAAAAGTTCAGCTATCAATTTAGACCGATTTGGAAATTCAGAATTTCGAACATTGTTTAATTTGACTTTAAAGAAAAAAGAAGGCTATAAATTTGGAAATATGGAAGAAACTATCAGCTCGGCTTTGGGCAAAAATCAAAGAGACGACACGCTTTCAGTTGTTGGTAAGCTACTAGTTTTAATTCTTGATACAATAGATAAAAATCATTGTAAAAAAAGTATAAAAGAGATTGAAAATTAAAAAATTATGATTATAGATTACTTAGAAGGAGATTATAAAACACTTATAACCACTTTGTTTGTGGTGTGTTTTACTTGG